AAGCTGGCGAGAGAGATTCCTTTTGGACAACCCCAGTTTCTACAATGAATATACAAATCCCGACATTGGGAATCACCCGCTTGTAGATGAGACAAGGGTGAGACCGCTTAACAGAGACAAGATTTACCAGCAGTTCTATGATGAGTTCGCGGCTTGGGATGAGACAGGCGGCATGGCTCCGAAATCAATCGAGAACATGAGGGCTGAGCTCGACGATGTTGAAAGGGGAGGTCTTACCTTCATAGAAGCTCGATATAGCGTCCAGGCTTACGATAATGGTTTTCCTGAGAACCTTATAGACGATTATGTGGGGTGGTATAGCACTGACCGAAAAGATTACGAAGACGACTGGTGGCTCATGGAACACGAAGAGTTCTATGACACCATGTATAAACTAGAAATCTGGACAGAGCCACGAGACTTCGACAAAGTTCCCAGCAGAGAGGTTTGGAGCTTATACCAGGCATATCTAAAGCTGCCGACCGGCACACCTAGATTGGACTTCAGGGCTAAGTATCCTCAATTAGACGAATGGTTAGTTTTGAAGTTCGGGTATAAGCCTATTGAGGATAGGGGGAATACTGAAGCTGCTACTCCCTGGGAAGAGCTAGCAGAAGCGGAAAAGTTTCAGGAGCTATTTAAGTAATGAACAAAGATTTCGAGTTATTCCAGAAGGAATTTACCAGGTATCAGAAACTATTTGGGCTTACTGGGTACAAGGTATATTTCAAGCATGAGCCAATCGAGAAGTCATTTGCTGACGTCAACATCAATCAGGCAGATATGGTAGTTACCGTTAGGTTTAATAGCAATCTTCCTGATAAAGACAAGCCATTCAAGGATGCGAGGAAAAGTGCCAAACACGAAGCGATACATTTACTGATAGCCAGATTAGAACATAATGGAAGGTATCGCTATATCCCCGAATGTGAGATGGACGAAGCCTCAGAGGAATTGGTGCATAGGCTAGAGAACTTAATCCCGTAATTAAGGGTCGTTGGGAAAGCCATCGCCTTAAAAGGATGGCACCGGCCTCAGAAAATCTTTTACATTCTGAGGCATTTTTAATTTAGGAGGTAAAAATGGACGGTAAAACCGAAATTGCAAAGGACGCTCTTCCTATAGGGGGACAGCCTTCTAGTGAAGAGTTGAACCCTTCAAATCCGCTAGAGAAAGTTTATATGGAGTCGGAGGTCAATGACCTGATAAATCAGAGACATTCCAAGCTGGACAAACAAATCGCAGGACTGACAAAGGAACTCACTTCTGCTGATGAACGTGTCAAAGCTGCGGAGGATGCCTTGAAACAGTATCAGGAGCAGATAGACCAGGCAGAACTAGAGGCAGCCAGAGGCGATCCTGATAAGCTCAAGGAACTTCAGGCTAAGAAGTCTTATAAGGCTAAATTAGCCGAAATCCAAAAGCGAGAGGCTACCCAAACTAAGCGAGAGGCTGAACACGAATCACTCATTAAGGCTGCTCAAGAAGCCACGCTTGAAAGGAAAATCTCTGAGCTGGCGGTTGAGCATGAACTTAACCCTCAAGATATCAAGGACGCTATGACCGAGCTTAATCTGACAACTGTTGACCAAGCGGTGGCCGTAGCGAAGCACCTGGGTGTGAAGCCTAAAGAACCACCCAAAGGGCCTAGCAAAACTGATTCTCTGTTAACTTCTAGGGGAGGTAAAGACCTCAGTGGTAAGTCTCCAATGCAATTAGCGCGGGAGGCTTATGAAAAATAAATAAAGGAGGAACACAAAAATGTGGACACTTGCAGAATTAAGCAAGATTGAAACTGATACTCTGCGGAAATCAGTAATGGATACATTGCTGATGGAGTCAGATGTGATGCAAATGGTTCCGTGGGAAACCATTGGGGCACTTGCTACCACTATTGTAAAGTATCAGGACCTACCCAGCGTGGGTTTTCGTAAGATTAACGCTGGCTATGCCGAGTCAATCGGTCATTTCGAGCAGAAGGTGGAGAACATTTCACTTCTGGGTGGGATGATTGACACTGACAAGGCAATAGCGCGGGCCAAGAACACCGTTGCTGACGCTAGAGCAATCATGCAACTAATGATGATTAAGAGCTTGGCCTACAAGTTCAACGACAGGTTCATCAACGGAGACCCAACAAGCGACCCGGAGGAGTTCAAGGGAATCTCGAAGCGGATTGGTGACATCGTGGCCGAGGGCTACACCGAGCAATATATTGATAACGCCGGTGTTTATGGTGCAGCGCGTGACGATGGTATTCTGTATAACACGGCTGCGAGCCACAACTTCCTGAACAAACTGGACCAGCTTATCTACTCTATCAAGGGGCATAATCCTAACTTCCTGTTTATGAACAAGAAGATGCTTTTGTGTCTTCGGGCTGTTCTTAGAGCAGAGAAGCTCCTTGACAACACCAGGGATATGTTTGACCGGGTGGTAGATGTTTATCAGGGCTGCCGTCTAGTGGACATCGGAGTGAAGGCTGACCAGACTACAGAGATTATCACTAACACCGAAGACCCTGATGGTCTCTACACTTCCAACATTAGCACTTCCATCTACGCCGCTAAATTCGGCATTGGCGAGTTCCTATGGGGTATTCAAGAGTACCCGTTGGAAGTCACAGACAAGGGACTGTTGGAAGCAAAGCCAGTCTATCGCACCGAGGTTGATTGGCCTTTAGGCTTGGCTCACATTGATCCCAGGTCGATAGCCAGGCTGTGCAACATCTTCCCTGACTCTACTATTCATTCTTAACCTAGCAAATAAATAAAAAGGAGGAAAACAACATGGCTTTTGATGCAGAGAATATTCTAAAAGGGTTGAATAACGCTACCCCGGCGGTACTGGTTTCCATAGATGAGTCTGATGCCGCTGCGATTGCCCTTGCTGTCAATGCTGATGGTAACTCTGTAGTTGACATCAGTAAAACAGGTGCGAAGGGGTTAGCTGCGGTGATGTGCCTTCTTGGTTTTGGTTCTGGAGAGTCCGCTCTCTTCATCAATACCGACAAGGCTGTAGTTACCATCGAGGCTTCCGACAGCTTAGTGGGAAATTGGCACACAATAGCTACGTTTCCAACACTCTATGGTGCTAACCAGTTGGAGCTAGTGGCTGAAGCTGAACAAGCCTTGGTTCAGGCTGATTTGGGTTGTTTAGTTACCCAAGAGACAACTGCTGATACTGGCTACTTGACCTACTTTGACCCTGCTCTTGCAGTTATTGGTGGGCAAGGGATAATCAGGATTCAACCAGTTGATGCTGCTGATGTGTTCAATGAGGCTGCTCTCAAAGACATAACTGTAACGGGCACCGGGTCTATAGTTCACAAAGTCTATGGAGCTGGCACTACAGTTGCAGTTCCATCAGACATACCTGGTATCTACATAGTCAGGTTCGCAACCAATGAGAGGTATGTTAGGTGTAACTGTGCCGGTGTGCTGGATGCTATTGGGACAGGTTGGATTCTGCTCACAAATGCAGCCTTTGGCACACTCTAAGATAGCAGGGCTTGTAAAGGTTAGTAGGGGGAGGGTGAATAGCCCTCCCCTTAATCCTTAAAGGAGGAATTATGGCAAGAGATGTAGATATTGGAACTCCAACAATTATGGGCATAGAAGCAGTCTATGAGAAGGTTGATACAGAAATAGCTGCTATTAAGGCCCAAACAGATGACCTGGCTGATGGTGAGCGTCTTGACCTACTCATTGACGCAATCAAGGCTAAGACGGACTTAATAACGTAAACATTAAGGGGGAAGATATGCCAACCGCAGTAGATAAACTTACAAAAACCAGTTCGGATGAACAGATCAAGGCTGCCATTTCTGATTGTATAGCCACTGAGGTAAACGGCGGCAGGGAACAGGACCAAGCAGTCGCTATGTGTCACGACATGGCCCGGGAAAAGACAGGCAAGGAACTGAAGCCAGCAGGGAAAAAGGGATAAACCATGGCAAAGACTTTATCAGCGATTCGTGGGATAGTGAGGCAGTTCCTTAGAGATGAATATACCGGCAATACCTATGAGTTTGAGCCTGATGAGCTGGACTTGCATATCAGCAAGTGCCTGGAAGAAATCTCCCGGAGACGACCTTACGAGGACAGGGAAACCGTAGTCAGCGATGGCACAAAGGAAGTGGACATTAGCTCGATCGAGGACTTGACCGGGGACAAGGTAGAGAAGGCAGAATATCCGGTAGGGAACGATCCCCCTGATTATCGAGATGTTAGCATCTTCGGGACTACACTGAGAATCAAGGTAGATACCACACCGACTTTGGGAGCTAATATCTACCTGTATTGCCACAAGGTTCACTCGTTGACCGAATCCTTATCTACGCTCAGTCCTGATTTGGAGGGGGTTCTAGTAGAGGGCGTTGTGGCTTATGCAGCCCAGGCGTGGCTCAATAAAATGCGGGCTCAGATAGTGCCAGCTTCTATCAGATTATATCAAGGCTGGGCAGACAAACATTACGCTATTTATCAGAACAGTCTCCGGGATATAACCCCGCAAAAGGCTTGGAAGTTTTACCCGAGAGATTAAAGGAGGAAACAATGAACTTAGTTAGGAAAATACTGGACTTATTCGGCACAGGGGGGAAGCTGACGGCTCAGGCTATTTTAACGACACGGCATCTTGTCCCTGACCCGGCTGGTAATATACTCAGCCAGGATGGAGTTCTCTGCCGTGAGATTAAGAGGGACAGAAGGAAGGCGACCAGATGTGTTACCGATGCCTATGTTGCTCTGCTGGTGGATGAACTACAAGCAAGCGAGGCACTGCATAGCACCTTCAAATATCACGATTCAGGAACGGGAGTTGTTGCCGAAGCTACAACGGATACTGCACTTGGAACTCCGTGTGGTGAAGCAAGGGACACGGGAACTCAAATAGAAGGGGCTACTGCTAATATCTATAAGTCAGTGGCTACGCATACC